AGCTGGCCCGCCATCTCCAGCCGCTTACTTCGTAATCCGTCCTTAGCTTCCTGATAAGCTCCTAGTGCATGTTCACCTTGAAGCTCCATGAACTTAGAGTGCGTATCAAGAACGAAGTTCTGGTACTGAGTCTCAGCCTTGATAGCTTGATCTGTAGCTGCTTTCTGCTGCTCCTCATGAGCGATACGTCCGATCTCACCACCAAGACCCTCGACCGCTCCACCGACGCCAACCGGAAACGCCCCCTCCGGGGGAAGGGGCATATCGACTTGCGGAGTGCCCTGCTCCTGAACGTCGGGCGATGCGCTGATAGGGACGTTTGCCACTTAGTTCTCCTCCCTGCGCACCTGATCTCGTTCCTCTGGTGTCAAATCATCCCAGGCAACAGGTGTATCACCATCTCCCTTTATCGAAGTAGGCTGCTCAAGCCACGCCTTAGCGCCCACCAGCGCGCTCTTACCAACACCACCAATGATGCTCATGAGTGCCTGATTGTTGGCCTGCGCTTGAAGATCGGCGCCTTGCTGCTCCTCGGCCTGCGCTTTGGTGAGGAATCCATACGCCTGTCGGGCAGCGTTATTCCTGATCACTTCTTCATCGATATCAGAGATGACCTGTTCCCGCCGGGTAACGTCACCGGTCGAGCCTATCCCCACCGCCGCGCCGGAAGCTGCGTAGCCAAGCTGTTGCTGGCCGATGACTTGACCCGCGCGCATGCGCGAAGATGTGCCGACAAGCTCGGCGCGAACGATAGCATCACGGGCAAGGATGCGCGTGCTCTGAGCATTGATCTGCGCACGCTGCCGTGCCACCTGGCCATAGGCAGCCGCAGAAGCAGCGCTCATCCCCGCCCCGGCCATGCCCACGCCGATGCTAAGTAGCGTTACTGGTTCGCACATGGGCAGTCTCCAGTGAGACGCGGCAGAAGAAAGACTTGTTCCACCCCCAGGGCACCGGCTCCTCGACCTTGAAGCCCAGCCGCTTGACCCAGGCCAAGGCTTGTGGATAGCGTGCGTAGATCATCTGCACCATTTTGGGGTAGCGGTCACGCCAATGCGCGAGAACGATCTTGCTGACCCGCCAGAAGGTCAGCGGGTACTTAGCGACATGCACGGTGCTGAATGCCCAGGGAGCCGCCCAGCCCGTATCATAAGTGCTGACTCCGAAGACAGCCAGAAGATCATTTCCAACATACAGCGCCCAAGCCTCCTCGCAACGATTAATAGAAGCCCGTGCCGCCTGCTCGGGGAGAAAGCGACCCGACTCCCAGATCTCTTGCCTATCTTCTGGTCGGAGTAGCGTATTCAAGAGACGGGCGTGCCGCTTGCCCGCTGGCATTAGCCACGCTCCGGCTTGAGTGACCTGCTGCCTAAGAGCCTCCAAGCGCGACCTCCCGGAGGATCATCGTGACCATCATGGGGAACGGCTGCCACTGACGCAGCGAAACGGCTCCATCGGTGTCCCACTCATCGGTAACAAAAAGCTCGAAGTAGCCAGTAAGTTGATCTGGATCACGCTCCAACTCGAAGAGGTGGTCGAGGTCCGCCCCGCCCCACAAACCACGAGAGTTGACCGTCTGCACACCAATGCGCTTAATTAGCTTCTTACGAGAGCGGATCTCCAACTGGGGGTGGAAAGCGTCGAGCGTCGTTAGATCCGCGTTGGCCGCTAGACCAATCTGGACGACCAAAGCGGGGTCGGTCAAGGTCAGCGTCGTGCCGTCCCAGCTTGCCGGGGTGACGGCGTTGCCATCAGCCACGACCGCAATCCCTCGCGCTCCGGTCGGTGTACCCGAATCGAGTGCCCAGCCCACCAGACGAGAGATGCCGTAGACCGACCGGCCAATGCCCCAAGCAGTAGTCGGAGCCGTAACCCAAGAGGCGATCTGAGCAGTAGTGAGAGCCGCACCAAGCACACCCTGCACATGGCTGGCATCGGTGAACCCCTGGATACGGACTACGACAGAATCACCCAGCACCACGCTCGATTGCCCTACGTCACCAGCGGCAAACTTGGGCGCTGATGAAGTGATCATCACTACATCATCGAGGTTGTACGAGCCGCCGGACAACTGCACCGTCGTCCCATCGATGACATGCCCATCGAAGATGGTAGTGGAATCCATCTGCACCGCATAACGCCCATCTGCTGGTTGGATCGGATTCGCCATCCGTTCAAACCAGCGCACCGTCGTACCATTCTGCGTCCGGCGAACCACCACGTACACGGCATCCTCGGGCGGCTCAGGTACTACGCAGACCGTCTCGAAAGCACCGTCGGTGACATGCTGCGCCCAGGAGATGACCTCGCGCTTACGATCATAAGTCAGCGAGATGAGCACGCCATCTTCGCGCACCATCCACAGCACCGCGAAGGGGGTGCTCTGAAATCCCCAGGAGACCAGCGTATGATTCTCGAAGAGGTGCCGGGCCTGCCAAGAGATCTCATCACCATCCCAGGTATCAGTGTAGAGCCCGTAGAGTGGATAGATATCCCGCACCATGTTGCTCTTGGCAGTATTAAAGATCACTCCATTGCCAATCGGGATGGGATTGAGCCAGCTAGACCCCCACGCGCTCTGCCGCTTCAAATCAAGGTTAGTCCGATTGACCGCCTCCCCCTGCGACCCACGCAGTACCCACTCACCCTGCCCGGTAAAAATGAGCCCCACCCGCATCGGGGCAAATCCCCGAATGTCCTCCAGAACATCAGAGACTATCTGGGTAAAGAGTGCGTCGGTATCGCGCCCAGGTGTAGGACGATCCCAACGATAAAGATCGGCAATTTTTGAACCCCAGATACCCTGCGGGTAAATGCTAGAATGAAAGAGGAGTCGGCGTTGATCGTAGTGAGACACCACCGAGGGCCAATAGGAAGTCCCGGCAATAATGAAAGGATTCTCCCCAGTCGGCGGTTGCTGGGTATAATCAGGTGCAGTACCGCGATCAATGTAGTCTACATCAGTGGTGGCATCCTTGATATCCGCGATCCACCCATACACATCATTGTTGCCACGGTAAAGACGATTATAGAGCACCGTGTACCCACCTAGAGGAGCCGGAGAGTCATCAAGATGTACTGGGATTGGACGATCTAGTCCAATCGGGCCTGTGTACGCTGCATGGTACGGAGTTGGCAGCGTCTCGAAGACTACACCGTCAGCGTCACGTCGAACAACCTTGGTCTGCACCCAGCGCCACTGCGATCCAACATGCGTGGTGTCCGATGCTAGCTGCCAGAAGAGCGACGGCGAAGCAGGTGCATTTCCAAGGTTATTCGTTTGAATAGAGATCCACTCCGTATTACCGCTAAATACACGATCACCAATATCATAGGTGTGTGTATTGTCATACGTAGTGATATCTACGCGCAACATGTTAAACGCAAACGGCAACGCCGACCAATTGCCAGTAGCCAACGGCGCCAGCGGCGTATCTACCAGCGTCCAGGGGAAGTCCACACCTGAGGTATGGATCAAATCTTTGGGCTGGACCGTACCACCACCCTGACCACCATAGACCAGGGTAATGACGTTCCCCACCTGAGCGTACTTGAGGTAGGGCAACATTGCCAGCGTCCAAGGTGTTGCCATCTCACCCAAATATGATCCATTCCTGAAGAACTGCACAAAGCTATCGGTGAAGAGCAGGACGTAGGTCAATCCGTCGGAAAAGACGAACGGGATCGGCCAAGCGTAGGAGTTAGTCCTGGTAGCCGCTTTGTACGTTGTCCCAGGGCGTACCATCACCGCACCCTGCGACAACGGCAACCAGTTCTTGCACAAAGCTAGAAACGATCCATACTTGGGGTGGGAAGTGTCTCCCCAAAGCTGGGGGGATACCTCACCGGCAAACTTGACCTGGCGTAAATCCAGGTTAGCCACGCGCTACCTCAAACTCACTCGGCGGTTCCGGGTCCTCCCGCTCCGTGCGTAGCGCCTTGGTCACAGCTTTGCTGATCTCAAGCTGAGCCTTCATCTCCAACTTCTCCGCTGCCGCTGTATCGACGCGCAAAGCCAAACAAAGCGGCGGAGCCAACTTCCACGCAAGCGCCATGATGAAGTTAGTGGGAAACTGACGTGGATCAATAATGCGCGAGGTGTAGCTGATGACTGGCACGTCGAAGTCCGTCAAAAGGATCTTCATACCGCTACCGTCGTTGGCATCTTCTATACGGAAAGCTGCCTTCTTATCCGCATTAAAGCCACGACTGCCAACACCGGAGTTAGCGTTGACCGCTGGAGCTTCGTTGAGCGCGCGCACCACCAGCACGTCGGCAGGAATCAGCGCAGCATAACCCCAGCCGGTACGAGTGATCTGTCGCCACCAAGCCAGCGCTCCAGGCGGTAGATTCCCCACATTCCCATTCTGGAGCGATTGGTAGACGAACGATCCATACTGCACCATGTCGCCCAGATTGTAGGAAGTCAGTTGCGAGTAGGTATTCCCCGCCAACGGATTCAACTGAACTTCCCGCCGAGCAAACGGCCAGTCGTACTCCGTCAACAGATCGTCGCGATACTGCTCAAAGTAGACCAGGCAAGTCTTGGCCGTCACCGACGTTCCGTTGATATCATCGATGGCACGATTGGCCCCGGCAAACCCCAGGGCCATGTTGCAAATACCCTCGATGGTGTCGATCGGCATTTACTTGCCCGACGTTTCCGGCTTCACCGGCACCGGACCCTTGGGAACCGGGACGATTGCCGGTGCCGCCTTGACCACTTTGGCCCCCTTGGTAATCTGCTTGAGATCATCCGGCTTGTTGGGGTCGAGATTACCCACCTCAAGCTCCACCGGGGGCTTGTACTCCTGCCCGGTGCGCTCCTTGTACTTGCGCCGCGCCTTGTCAAGCGCGTTCTTGGACACCTCGTCCAACGGCTCGAAGTTGAGAGCCAGAAGGCGATCAAAATCCTCCGATTCAAGCTCGATGATGGTTCCTGCTTTGTGAAGGTGCACGCCGTCGAAGTAACCCCTCGGCGCAACCACCTTGAACTGATAGCCCATCGTCTCCTCCAGGTTGAAGGGCGGGGCAAGATGCCCCGCCCTGAAGAACGTTCAGCGCTTCTGGTTACCCGGAGCGCGGGCCGGGACCTGCTCCGCGCGCCCCGGTGCGCCGGTGGCCGGGCCGGTCGGCGCGGTCGTACCGGGCGCTACCTCGGGCGGCGAAGGCGCTTGTCCGGTCTGCGGGGTTCCCTCCCGGTTAGCGGCGATATTCGCCGCTCGGGCTGCGCGCTGCTCGGGCGGGAGGGAAGCTCGGAGACGACGTTCCTCGTCGTCCAGATCCTCCTCGCGCTCCGGCGGCGGAGGCGGCTCCTGCTCATCGGGGAAGCCGTCCGGCCAGTGCCGCTTCACCCGCGCCTCGTCCCACTTGAGGGCATCAGCCCCCTCCTGGTCGAGCGGAATGAGCACGTCGCGGCCCGCCTCGGGACGCGGGAGCTTGGCCTTGAAGTCGCGCGGGTGGATCGCAATCACGTCGCGCGACCCGTGCAGCACCGCGCCATCGAAATACTGCGCGCCATCCGCCACCCGGAACTGCACCGGGGAAGCGTTCTCAGGAGGAGTCTCCTCCTTGGGAGGATTCGGGGGATCCTTGGGAATGTTCTCGCTCATGACTTCTCCTAGGGGGCCACGCCAAGAACATCAGCGTGGTCATCGAATGGGGCAAGGGACATACCAGCGCTCACCGTACCACCAGTGTAGACCGCCGTGCCCACGATCCACTGGATACCGATGAACTCCTTGCTGATCTTGCCCGGGATGGTCTTGAAGGGCAGCCGATAACCCGCCACCAGCGTCGCCAGCGGGATCGCCGCTGCGGTGAGCATGATAGAAACGAGGTTGGTGGTCAGCGGCCCATTGTCCGCCTGCACGAAGTTGGCCTGGAGCGTTGGCGCTCCAGCGCTGGTCGCCGTCGTACCGATCTGCCCGAAAAGGAAGACCGGCTTGCCACGGCCGATATCGTGCAAGAGCGGCCCACCGATGGGGCCACCGCCGAAGGTGCCACCTACGCCACCGACTGCCGCCGGAACTCCGGTCGGCATGGTGTCATAGGAGAACACCGAGAGGTTGTTACCCACGATCCAGGTCGTGAGCGCCGTCTTATCGTCGAACATCGTCAGCTTGTCGAGGATCATTGATCGTCTCCTGTGCGCTCAGGATACCAGCGCTTCGTTGTTGATGAGCGCGTCGGTGACGTAGATGGGAGCGCCCATGGAGCGGAGGATGGGACGGCCGAAGACACCAGCCGACGTAGCCGTCGGATCCACAGTGAGAGTCGACTGGGTGGTGTGGTTCAGCGCTTGCCGGTGGAGGAAAGCACCGATGCGCCGGTCCACGTACCAGGCCAGTCGGACCGCCGTGGGGTCGAAGATCTGGTAGTACGCCTGGATCATCATATCCACCAGGTCCGCGCCGCTGGCAAAGTTGGCCGTCAGGCGGGTGGTGTCGATGTTGGCGACGCGCACTACGTAGCGATAGTCCTCTACGCAGAGCCCGACCCGCCAGCGGAACCAGGTCTCATACTTGAAGTAGGCGTTGCCGTTGGCGTCGAGGACGCGCTGCTTGCCCATGTCCTCCATGGTAAGCCCGGTCGCCTGCCCACGTGGGGTGATCCCGTAAACGGTGTGGTCACCCCAACCAATGAGCCACATCGACGCCTGGTTGGCTCCAGACGCGCCAGAATCCGCCTTGAGGATCTGGCTACCATACTTGCTGGTAGTCGAGCCAAGACGCGCGGAGAGACCCAGGAGCCTCTCCGGGTTGACCGTCGTGCTCTCGTAGAAGAACGCGCTCTCCAGCGTGTTCGCCATCGAAGCGAGGAAGGCGTCGTCCTCACTGGCCCTGGTCGCCGCCGCGTTGCCGTTGACCTCGGCAAGCCGCGTGTCCATCGAAGAAAGACCCTCCAACATCCCGGTCCCTTCGATGTAGGTATCAGTGGCGCTCTTGGACGCCGGGATACCTTCGTTGATCTTCACCCAGGCAACGCTGGGCAGGATATCACGGGCTGCCACCATCTGCCCGGTATCGGTGTTCCCTTCCTTCCAGATCATGCTCTGGATGAAAGAGTTGCGCTGTTGCAGCGCCTCCACGATGGGCAACATCCGCCCATCAGCCCCAGTCCGCTTCGCCAGGTCCGCGAGGGACAGCGAAGTATTCGCAAGTGCGGTCGCCATCTAGGCTCCTATTCTCCGCTCGCCTTGTCCTTGTACATGGACGGGAAGCGAGCCCTCAGTTGTGCCTCCTGGTCGTTCGTTGGCGGAGGAGCCGGAGAGTTGTGGGTCTCATCCTCTCCCATTGCTGCCCCGATCTTGTGAAGGACCCTGGCAAGCGTCGGCTCGTTCATGAACCCGCGCTCCACCAGCGCCTTCACCTCCTCGGGAGTAGCGTACTTGGCAAGCGGCCTGCGTGCGATCTCAACGTTCTTCTCGAAGTCCTTGCCGAACACCGGGTCCTTCTTCAAGGTCTCCAGGTTCTTCTCATGGTACTCCTTGACAGCCTGCTCCTGGGCCTTGCTGAACTCAGCGGTGTCTTCCTTGACGAACTCCGAGTTGAGGTCGATCATCGCCTGCGCTTGCTTGGAAGTGAAACCCTGCTCCTTGGCCCACGCCTTGAATCGATCAAGACGCTTGGGATTGATGCTCACGTCCTTGGGAAGCGCAACTGTGATCTCCTCTTGCACCGGCTTAGCCGGTGGAGCCGGAGTTTCAGTCGGCTTTCCTTGCTGCCCTTGTCCCTGCTGCGCTGAGGGGTCTTGGACTGGGGTCTGCTGACCGCCCTGCGTTCCTGCTTCACTCATCGTCGGACTCCTTGACAGGTAGTGGCTCCTGGATCTCCTGCTCAAATGCCCGCCGCGCGGCCAGCACCCGCTCGTAGAACCCAGGGACCTGATCGTCAAACTCCTTGAGAACCTCCACCGCAATCGACCGGCGCCCCTCCATGCGGAAAATGCGCGAGCCGGAATCGGTATCGAACACGTCGGTCAAGCCGCAGCGCTGGCAGAGCCGTCCGATCCAGCGACGGAAAGAGGGCTCGCTCTCCAAGGCGAGAAGGTCTTCCTTGATGATGGCCCGCGCCCGCCGCTCCATCTTCTGCGCGGCCCGCTGGTTGGCTGGATCACCAAGCGGCCCCTCGTCGCGCTCACGCGGCATTGGCTTCTCCGTTATCTACCTGCGCGTTGCCGATAGGACCAGCCAGCCGGGAGAGGAGAGTATCGGGCGCGACGCTGGCTCCGCCAAGGTCCTTGGCTCCCTTGGCCGCTGCCGCCATGGCTTGCCCCTGCATCATGGCCTGCTTCTCCTGCGCCCTCTGCGCCCGCGCCTGCTGGCGAGCCTCGGGAGTCGCCATCATGTCGGGCGGGATTCCCAGATCGTCGGCTGCCAGGTTGGCACTCATATCGGTGTCGAGCACGTCGGTCGCCTCCGGCCCCTTCAACTGAGCAAGCTGCCCGACGTACTGAAGCATCTGCTGCTTGGCCTGAAGACCGATCATCTTCTGAGCCTGGAAGAGAATGGAAATGAACTCCACCTTGAGCGGCATCCCCTGGATGATGCGCGGCGCGGGCGGGACGATGCCCCGCCGTGACATGATCGCCGCAGTCCGGTCGATGAAGCGTGAAAGGAAGTCGTTCAAGTTCTCCAACACCGGACCAAGCTGGAGCATCTGCTCCTGCCGCTTGGCCGCGACCTCGGCAGCGGTGACCGGCTGCTTGCCCCGATTGGGCTCTCCCGATCCTTGCTGTTGGATGAAGAGCATCATCAGCGGGGCGAAAAAGGCTTGCCCGATGCGCTCGGCACAGATGGCGATCTTCTGCTCGGCATGGTCGAGCATGGAGGGGTTGACTATCTGAGCGGCCTCTATCTTCTGGGTCACTCCCTGCGGTACGTAGATCGGATCTCCCGGCAGGGTGGAGAGCCTGGTGGTGCGCATCACCTCGGGGAAGAGCATGGGCGGGTTGACACCCTTGGCAAGCCCGAGAAGGGCGCGCTTCTCCAAAGTCATGAGCATCTTGCAATCAGGAAGCGCGTCGTGCCCAGGACCTGATCCATATACGTCGCGAGCGGTGGTCATCCAGCGGGGGCACATGACCGGGAACTCGTGATAACCGGATTCGCGGAGGAACTGCCCCGGCCCGGCGAAGCTCTGGCTGAGCGCTCCGGTAGTAGCATCGGTCCCGCCAAGCTCCATCCATACCGATCCCCAGCGCATCCCTCGCCGCCCGAAGGCACCGGGAAGGAACTCCTCGTTGGGCTCGATCACCCTGAGCACCGACATATACTTGTCATAGTGCCCGCTGTTCCACATCGTCCGAACCGTGTCGGAGACATTGGACCAGCCAAACTCCTTGACCAACTCACCAATCGACCAGGCTTCCTCGTAGAAGAGAGTATCGATCTCCCCACGCCCGTTCTGGGCGAGCGCATAGGTGCCAACCGCCAGCGGAGTGAAGCGCATCAGTCGGATGGCATCCTCTTCATGAAGCGAGACCCCAGTGCCGAACCCACACAGGTCAGGATAGACCCCCATGGCACAAACACGATAGAAGCCAGATAGGTCGATCACCTGCTTCATCATCTGGTTGTAGGTCCAGAGCCAGCGCTTTACCGGGTCAAGCTCGGTGAGCCGAGGATCCGGCAAAGTCAGATTGAACCAGGGCCGGGCCGGGGAAGTAACTCCGCTCATCAACCCCGCCGCCAACGCATGGGCCATGCGGGTGGGGACGTTGTTGAGGATCTTGCCAGTGTCCCTCGGCTTGTTGTGGTCAGTAGCGAGGAACCGCCCCCGCTCCGGCAAGATATAACTCGCTATATCCTTGTAGACGGGTAACTGCCGCCCCCGCTCCAGCTTGAGATCCGTCCAGCGGATAGCGTAGCGCCGCCAGCGCTCATCGAAGTCGTTGACACGGATGACCTGGATCTGCTCGATCATCTAGGTCTCAAGGTGGGGATAGGTGGTACTGAGTACGGGACCCCCTTCTGCATGGGGCCAAGGTCGAGCGGAGTGAGCCCGAAGAGACCCATCATGCCCGAGCCCTGGGCCTGGGCCTGGTACTGACCTTTGAGACCGACCGAACGAGCGATGGCTTCTGTTGGATCAATGGGCTTGACCTGCGGCCCGAAGAGCCAATTACGGAAGATCTCCGATGCTCGGCTGGGGCCAGAGGGATCGGGGAGCCCTTGGTTGTCCTTGAAAAGGTTCGCCGGGTTGTTCCCACCGCCAAGCTGGTCCTTCATCTCATCAGTAAGCACCTGGCCCTGCGCGTTGACGGTATCCGGTCGGTGTCCCATCTAATCTGCTCCGTAAGGATCCCAGTCCGGCTCGGTTCCCCCGCGCACCGGCTGGTGCGTGAGAGGCGCGAACTGGGGGTCGGTTCTCTGAAAGGGGCCAATTGAGAAGGCCACTGGCGCGGCAAAGGTCAAGGCCAGGGAATCGGCGTGGTCAGGGCTGGCCAGGCCGCGCTTGACCATATCCTGCTTGGTCTCCAGGCAGAACTTGGTGATCTTGCCACGAGGCTCGTACTTGAAGACCGGGGCCACTAGCTCAGAGCGCAAAGCCGGATCATTCGGTATGCACCCTCCCTTGAGCAGCCACTCCTTCATCCGCCACCACATCTCCGCGCGGCGGTCGTCGAAGCGCTGCTCCAGAGGAGTACCCCCAGCATCGACCTGGATGGCGCTGACCCCGAATTGCCGGAGGCGATCATAGAGCCCACCGCCCAAGCCGGAATCGTCGACGAAGAGGGCAGCAGGCTTATGGATGAAGTATTCATTTGCAATTTGATCCGCTTGAGTCATCAAGTCGGTCTTGCGCCAGTACATCTGCCGGAAAGTCATCAACCCCTGACGGCGGGTGAGCACCGTCTCGTTGTCGCCGTAACGAGCCACGTCCAAGCCCATGATGACCGGCTCGTCCTGGTAAACTGAGCGAGGGATCTCGCGACGAGCAGCGGCATCTACGTCATCAGGACCGAGCAGCTTGTTGAACTGCACCGGGGGGAACTTGCCGAAGATATTGACCAGCACCCAGGGATTGTCGCGGCCCCATTGGTCGATCTGAGCCTGCGCCCACTCGCGGTCGATGCGCGTAGCCCGTCCAGGGTCATCCGGGTCTCCGGTAATCTCCTTGACCCACCAGCGGAGCCGGTCCTTGGTGCATACCCGGTAGAGGGGGCCATCGATACGGGTGGGATTGCCAGCGATGACCAATCGCCCATCGACCGGCTTGCCATCGACCTGGGTCGAGAAGATCGCCTCGGCGGCTACGACAACTCCGTCGGGATAGTCGCCAACCTCGTCGCAGAAGACGGCAGGGTGCCGCCCGTGCATACCGGCCAGGGTATTCGCTTGCTGGGTCTTGTCGGCATTTTGAGGGAAGGATCTTGCCGAGCACCACCAGTCCTTGGGGTACTGCTTGGCGACGATCCGCTCCCCGGTGTGGACGAAGAGGGTCTGGAGCGCCCAGGATTGGGTCTGCACCCGAGCAAGCTCAGTCCAGAGATTGTCCCTCAGGTTGTCCCAGGTGATCGAAAGAGCGATGGCATTGGCGTGCCATCTGGTGAAGAGCCACCACCAGATGGCCCAGGCCATGGCCCGGCTCTTCCCCGGACCCTTGCAAGCCTTGAGGGCGAGCATGGGTCGGGGAGGGGGGAGACCACCGATCTCGATGCCAGAGAGAGCGGCAAGGAACTCGTCCTGCCAGGCATCCGGCGTATCCTTGCACACGTCGCGGACAAATATCCGAGCGTCCCGCCGCCAGGCGGCAGCCTTCTCGTTGCTGATGCCAGCTTCCTTCCTGAGCTTGGGACTCAATGTGCTTACCGTGCTCAGACCTTGCCCCGCTTGGCCTGCATGGCCTTGGCGATCTTGATGGCCTGGATCTTGGTCTTGCCGGAGCGGATGATGGCCTTGACCTGACGCTCGGTTTTCTGGACGTTCCTCCTGGAGTCACCGCCCAAGCGCTTGGCGATCCCGTAAGGCACGTTAGCGGACCACCTGATACTGACCGGGCTGGAAACCGTCCTGCTCCACCCACTTGGGGCCCTGGAGCGAATCGGTCCCGGGATCGGTAAAGACCTGGAGGAGCACCTTGTTGTCCTGGGGATCCGACTTGATGACCAGAGCCGGTCGCACCTCGCCGTCGGGGGCGGGGTCCGCTCCGGTGTACTCCTCGGGGAGCAGCTTGTAGTTGACCCTCTGTCCAATGGGCAGCATGATCACCTCTTGTGGATACGGGGTGAGTTGGACGGGAGCACGGTCCGCGCCTTCATCTGCTCCTGCATGAGCGGATAGTCACCCGGTCCCTCTTCTTGCGGATCCTGGGGAATGGCTCCGAGAGAAGCAGCCTCCTGGGTCTCGTCCTCGACGTGGTGGGACTCGGAGATGGTGTGATGCACCGAGCGGTTGCCATTCGAGTGCTTGACGACGGTGGTGCTCCCCGACTTGGTACTGGTGATGACTTTGCCCATGGCCTAATCCGTCATCGTGCCGGGCTGGCTGGGGATCGGACCATCGCCGTCGTGGAGCGGCGGTCGGTTGACGCCTGCCTGGTCAACCTCCGATGGAAGCATGTGCTTCCGGTTGCGAAGCTCCTGACTCGCCCTCGGATAGCGTGAATGGGGAAGGTTCCCCTCATCCGGGATGCTGATGTTACCCTGTCCCTTGGTCGCCTTTGCCATCGGTGATCTCCTGGAGGGGGATGACCTTGCCTTCGAGGGGGCGCCCTCCCGCCGCCTCGACGAACTGCTCCAGATTGAAAGTCCCCTTGAACTCGGTCGGCGCCAGCGCTCCCGGCACCATCTCGGCCATGAACTTGAGCGCGTTGAGCCGGATGGCAGGACTGATCGTCCTATCCTCGGCCATGTCCTGAGCGCGGTGCTTCAGATACGCTTGAGTGATCTTCTTACGACGGAGGGGGAGGTCCGTACCCTCCCCCTGGTCGCTCTTGGGCCTGCGGGTCCCACGGCGTTTCGCCATGGGAAGCACGGTTAAGCATCCCGCGACGGCTACGTCAAGCCTGGCTTCATCGAGCGAGGGACCGAGCGCACCCCTTTCCTGAGGATTTCCGAGAGGATACGAGTGAACCGGTCGGCGTCGGGGATGGTCGTGCACCAATGCGCTTGGTTGGTCCCCCGGGGTACGAGGGCAACCAAGACCTCGACCTCTCCGTCCCAGAAGTCGTTGAGTTGCTGACAAGCGCTGGCAACGTCCTTCTGGAGCCGCTCATAGGTCGGCTGGATCTTCTGGCGCTCTTCGAGGGCTTGGCGGGATTGAATCCTGGCCAGAAGATCCTCTCCCTGGGAGTCCCCGGTAGGACAGAAGTGGGTGGCGAACTCGGCGGGGGTCTGGAGATGCGCTCCGCAGGCGGGGCAGGCGGTCACTTTCTCGTTCATACGATCAAGATCCTGTCAAGCTCGCCGTATCTCCTGAGAGTCGCGCGAAGCTGCTCCATGGCTTCCTCCTTGGAAAGATTAGAGACAAAGACTCCCTTGCCCTTGTCCAGTGATGATCGAGGAAAGAATACAAAGACGAAACCTACGTCTTCAGGAAGCTCCTTCTTGGCGACGGTGGCCCACCTGGTCGCATTGTGAGCAAGCTCCTTGGGTCCGGTGCTCATAGCCAGCCCGCGAAGAAAGCAATGATCGTAATGAGGAGAACTACGCCCAGAGGGATGAAGGAATGCCTTACCGGAGGAGTACTCCGGGCATTGACATAGAAACCATAGAAAAAGAAGATGACCGCTTCAACGATCAAGATGGCGAGCAGAGATGGATGGTGCATGTCAGTTCCTCCTTGGGACGATGGCATCGCATGACTGGGGTTTGGGAGTCAAGACCTGAGGGGCTAGTTAACTATATGTTAAGATCATGGATTTTAGTGCGGGGTGGAGAGCAGTATCCCACGCGCGGGCCAAGACAAAACCCCGGCCCTACCCCCGCCGAGCCGAAAATCAGCGAACCACGATTCCAGTGCGATCGTAAAAAGATCGTCTCACTGGAATCCAACCGCAGCAGATTAGTGCCGTTTCATTGTTGTGGGTAACCCTGTGAAGATCTTTTGGCATGAAACGTGGCTAGCGCGATTCCCGGCAAAGACAGGTCAGGGCCTAGAGTCCGGGCTTGCGTCGCTGGGAGTGGCGTTTCCGGCCGTTTAACGCGGTTTGCATTCTAATGTATTTGCAAGCGCTGTGCCAGATTGATCGACTTGATCGTCTGCAAGCAATGCGCGTGCCACGATGCATTGCGCTGCGCTCGCAATGTCAGGTTCGCAGAGGTAGGAGCGGAGCCTACAGTACAGGCGGCGTAGCCCCGCGCACTGGGGAGAGGGAAGGGAGAGGGAGAGAGCGGCGCTCTCACTCTAGCAGTCCCCGCACTCCCTCTGGGGAGGCGGAATGCGCCGGGCGCTCGTTTTCAGAGCGTTTCTCTGTACCGAAGTGTGTGTATCCTCTTCTTTTTTCTACTTTTACACTTAGAAGAAGAAGAAGAAGAAGAAGAAGGAGAAGGATAGAGGTAATATACCTGGTATCGTGGATGGTTCTGTGGAAACGCGATTTTGCTAGAGACTTTTTCGGCGAATTCTGTAATAGACCTTAGTCTGATATCCACCTATCCTCTCTAACAGGTAGGCTCGATGGCGCAGTCAGACCTTCGTCGGAGAGGAGATCGTAACCATGCGTCTTATCATTGATATTCCCGATGTAGACCACGCAAAGCTAAAGGCTCGCGCGGCCGCTCTAGGCATTCCGCTCACACGGTTAATCCGTAAGGCATGTGAACCGTATCTGTCTGAGGAAAGCGCTCCCTTGCTTGAAGCTCAGGCCGCACTGAGCAAGCTACAGGAGGGACACTTCCACACCGTGGCGGAAGCTAAAGAAATTCAAAGGCTTAAGGCCCGCATTGCAGATCTGCAAAACCCCATTGCAGAAGTGAAAACCCCCAAAACCCGCAAGTAAATCAACGGCTTGGGCAGGGTCCGCCCCCCGCTGGCGGAGCCTTCCCATTTCATTCCTGCAATCCTGACACGGCGCGTAGAACGTAAAATCAAGATCTTACGTCTGGCACGCATCCTGCTCATGTATTCGCTCGTCGGACGCAAGGTTAGACCGGGAGGCGCGCTCTACAGCTAGCGCCTAGCTGACCCGGAACCTTGCACTGGTCACTACCGGGCGCGCATTCGCTAGAGGTACCGGGCAGGGGGCTTGACAGGGGCTTAACTCCCAGTTAAGCTAGCTTTCGCAAGTGCAGGAAACATGAAGTAGCGGCATACGCGGTAGACGGGCTAGAAGCCGGGAAAGAACCGGGCAACTGTGGCGCTAGTGATACGGGCCGGGAAGGTTGCCAGCACCTAAGCGGTGTTACCGGATGCACCCTCAGCTATCGCGTATGAATCCGCGCAATGAATACCTACCGGTAAGGCGCGCAATGACAGCGTGTCTAGGTGCGGCGTAGCGTAGGGCGCAAGTCCGCTGAGCTTCCCTCTGGGAATAAGGCTAAAACGCTACCGTAATACCGCGACGCAACCTAGGGACGGAATAACCTGTCAAAGTGAAACCGCCCGCGTAGAAGGCAATTTCCCTATCCGGGGCACAAACGCAAAACTGCGATGTATTGTTCCTAGTCGCTGAGCGATTGTGTCTCGTTAGCTGAGCGTTAACGATTCTGTTAATGCTTAGCTAACGGGACCGATTCCCGTAGGGAGCGACACATGCTCAGAGTCAATTCGCGCGGACAGGTTGTCCGCGTATTCACCTACACCAGCAACCCCATGATGCGGAAACACGGAGCCGACCGTCACGAGCGGACCGACGCCGTGCGCGTATCCCTGGACGCCATTGCGTCCGCCCCCCGCACGAGCCGCTACGGCGCGGGCTACATCCTTCGCCGGAGGGCCAAGTGAAGCCGGGAGACGTAGTGGTTTCGACGCGCTACGGCATCGACAGAGACCGTCTCTGTATCGAGCCGGGCGACAGCGGCATCATCATCGAGGACGAGTTTCGCGACGATTGGTTCATTGTGCGCTGGAACGTCCTGGGACCGCAAGGCCGGGGCTACGTGTGCAACGTCTGCCCCGAGGACGTGCGAGCAGTCTCCTACGAGGAAGTGTGGAGGATCTCGTGAAGAACCGACAAATCGACATGAGCGACGCCGCGTGGCGAGTGTGGCTCCTCAAATGCAAGAGCGAGCGCATCGCTCGCGAGCGCCGCGCCGAGTACGAGGAGCAGCGCGCGACCGAGGAGCGTGTCTTCCTCGCCGGCTATGTCCCCGGCCCCTTCAACCCCATCCGAGGTCTGTGATGAAAGAGCCCAGTCCGATGCCCGATGCCGTCGGGGTTGAGCTAGATGGGTACATGCACACATGACCAGACGAGACTTCGAGTTGGTAGCCATTGCGACCGCTCTGGCCGCGGGAGGTGCGCGATGAGCGCGTGGACTCCGGGGCCGTGGACGGTAGAGCGCGGCGATCTGAGATCGTTCGATGTCATAGGCGGCGATGGCATGACGGTTGCCGAACAAATCACCAGCACATTCGATGCGCGGCTGATTGCTTCCGCGCCAGAGCTTGCGCGGGCGCTTGCTGCCGTTCTGCCGTTCGTAGAGACGCGGTGGGCGGAAGCGGCTCAGGATGCGGTCGAGATGGCTCGCGCCGCCCTGAAGCAGGCGGGTGCTCTATGATCTGCCGTCGCTGCGGAGGCGCGGGCGGATTCTGCGCCGGTTGCGGGGAGCCGGACTGCCGCCGGGAGCGGGCGTGCTGCGTGGAGGCGCGGTGGGTGGACTGCGCCTGCCAGACGCAGCCGATCCCGGACCCGTATCGGAACCTCCGCACCGCTCTCAAGGCGAAGCTCGCGGAGTTGGAGGAGGAGCATTCCTCACCTCGTACCGCCGCGCGAAACTTCGTAAACGAGGAAGGTAATCCCCTCCCGCCGGGATGGTATTGGTGGGCCTGCTTCCCCGGCTGCCTGCCCGATGGTGATCCCCAGGGTCCTTACGAGTCTGAGCAAGCGGCCATCGACGCCGCACAGGAGAACGCATGATCCTCTTTGTCAACGCCTACGCCGTCTCGCGCCACTACGGCGGACCCGAGGAGGGTGGCTGGTGGTACGACGCGGGCGAGCCGCTTGCCAGCGTGCCCATCGAGGCGACCGAGAATGAAACGGGTCTAGCCCCGCTCGATCCCGAGCAAGCCGAGCGTATCCGCGAGCAGCTACGCGCGCAGTTGTCCGAGTACAAAACCAGCCGGGCAAGCCAGGGGCGCTACTCCGTCCTTGGCGGAGATGATATCGAGGTCTATATCGAGGATCATCCAGCCCAGCACTTCCCTGAGCAACGCCCCCATTACGAGTAGGAGAGTACGATGCCCTGTACCAACTGCGATGGCCCGCTCCCCGAGGGACATGGCGTGCACGATGAATCGGGCGAGCATTGGTTCTGCGATCTTTGTGCCGCCTACATCGATGCACTGACAATCGGCGCACGCGAGCCAGTGTTCCTCTACGATTCCAACGAGCGAATTATGTCTTGGACCGGCGGGATACTTGGGTTCGTGACGAAACGCACAGTTCTGCGCGCATCATTCCAGCCGGTACGCTACCGGGTCAGGATGCTCGATGGATCACATTGGTACGGGACCGGGCCCCGCGAGAATGGCACCTACGTTCGACTTCGCCCGATGAAGGAGAAGTAAATGCCGAGCAAAAAGCCTCCGAGCCTTGCCGAGCAGTTCGCCGCCCTCGCCCTCGACAAGAAGGGCGAGCACACCGTCGCAAGCTGGGGCAGGGCATACGCCCAGATCCCCATCCTACGGACCGAGCGTACCGAGACCAACTACACCGCGCACTTCCGCGATGGATCGAGCCTGCACTTCGTAAAGCGAGGTAGCAAATGGGTGCGAAAGTAAAGCGCTGCACCCTCCCCGATTGCGAGCAACCCGCGACCTACCCCTTCAAGACCAAGGTCCTCGATCGTACAAGGACGCAGTGGTACTGCGCCGAGCATTGGCGCAAGAGGATGAACGAATGGCAAGAATCTCAGTTGAAGTCCCTGACGAGCTAGCTGAGTATGTCGAGTGGCTCCGTCAATACCGAGGATACCGTTCGATCGAGCTTGCCTACGTCGAGGTTCTCAAGGCAGGCAAGTCGCGCGTCGAGCAGCTACGGCGCTACGCCGAGAAGCGCAAGAACCCCGAGGCTACCTTCCGCCCCTACGCGCCGCTCAAGGCGAGCGAAAAGCTGCGGGGCGATACCAAGCGAGGGGCAGCGGCCGAAGGCGTGGCCACCGTGCGCGATCCGATGCCGTGGCGCTGCACCAAGCTCAATTCACTTGGACAACGATGCGTGCTGCCCGTGCTGCACGTCGCGGACGCCGAGTCCTCAGTTCACGAATTTCCCTAGCGATAAATCGCTCTTGACACCCTTTCCGACTTGACATAGAGTCAAGGCCGGACTTCACGGAGAACTTGACACGATGCGCCAAGAACTGATCGAGATGCTCCGCTCTACCGAGACCGAGTTCTCACCCCAGAGCGGCCTGCCCATCTGCACCCAGGAGCAGATCCTCCTGCGCGTGCAGATTTTTGAGATCGACCGAGCCGAGCGCAAGGCGCGCAAGCCCGCCCCGCCCGGCCCCTATCCCGGCTTCAATTCCCTGAGCCTGAGCACCCAAGTGCGCCTGCTCAGAGAAGTGCAGGAAGCGGAGCGCATGCGCGCTCTGTACACCCGTAATCACCGGAGGAGTGAGTAAATGGAAACGCCTGAGAACGAAGTGAACCAGAATCAGCCCGAAGTGATCCCCGAGCAGGCCGAGGCTCCCAAGCCCAAGAAGAGCAAGAAGCCCCCCAAGAATGGCAAGCCGGGAGTCGAGTACCGCGAGATCCCGGTCGAGGATATCGTCCTCGCCAAGGACGACAGCGATCCGCGTTGGGACCCGCGCCTCGACCTGCCGCTCGACAAGGACTTCACCCGCAGCATTGCCGAGCGGGATATCGAGGTGCCCCCCGAGGTGACGCTCATCGACGGGAAGTACCACGTCAACGATGGCCGTCAACGAGTGCGCGCCATCCCCGAGGCGAACAAGCTGCGCAAGACCATGGGTCTGCCGCCCATCAAGACCGTGATCTGCGCCATCCGCGAGCGTGACGACGTGGAGTCGATGCTCGCCGGTATCCGTCTCAACGAGTATCGCCTCGACTCCGACGCCATCACTCGCGCCCGCAGCATGATGCGCCTGCTCGACGTGGGGCAGACCGAGGGCGAGATCGCCAAGCAGTTCCGTCTCACTCCCCAGGCGGTGCAGGCCCATCTGAGCTTGCTCAGCCTCCCCAAGAACGTGCAGGATCTCGTGGTGCGAGGCAAGCTCAGCGTCTCCGCTGCCGCCGGAGTCGCCAAGCTGGACCCCGCCGAGGTCAACAAGAAGGCCAACGCGCTCATCGCTGCCGCCACCGAGGGCAAGGTGACGGGCCGGGTGGCGGCGCGGGCGACGGGGCAGAGCAGCGAGCCTGACCGGCTCCCCGCCAAGAAGATCAAGGTGCTCATCGAGGAGTTGAAGAAAGCAGACCTGGCAGGCAAGCACGGCGATGCGGTCAAGCACGCCGCCATCTACGCGCTCGAAGTGGTGCTCGACGCGCGCAAGCTGGACGGCATCTGGGACAAGCTGGACAAGACCGCCAAGGAGAAGTGATCGATGAAGACTGAAGTCTCCGTACAGTGCCAGAGCGGCGATGGGGTGGTTTCCATCCTCGGGGATCATGTCAAGAAGGGCGGGCGGTACTGGCACACCGCCTGCTACTTCGCGGAGCAGCTTGAGGACGCCACCCGGCAGGTACGGCTCGAAGAGCAAGAGCGCTACATGGGGATTCTGAATGCGCAGGAAGAGCGTTATCAGGCATCGCTCAAGCAAGTGCAGAGCGCCAAGTCGGGAGTGACCGTCGTCCAGGCTACCGGCGAGGCGCAGACCATCGACAAGGAGAAGTGGGAGCGTGGAGTCTGGGAGGTAGGCCAGATCGTCAAGGCCAACTACGGACTTGGCGTCACCCTCCCCATGGTCTACTTTCTCATCGAGCAATTGAACAAGCGCGGGCTGGTGGTGAAGTTCATCGAGGTCGCGGCAGAGCCGGAGATGGACCCCGAGGAGACCAAGCGCCGGTCGGACGAGATCCTGTCGCAGTTGGCGAAGTTGAAGCCCAAGGAGGGCTAGTGAACATCTACCTGATCAGTCAGAACGACGTGGATGGCTACGATACTTACGACTCAGCAGTGGTCATTGCCAAGTCAGAGGATGCGGCGAGGAACATCCACCCTGGCAACGGCAAACCGCTCAGTGCGGATACATGGGGTACCTGGACCACTGATCCCACTAAGGTGCGAGTCGAACTTATCGGTCTGGCCAAGCCGGGTTCCGAGCAGCGCGTCGTTTGCGCTTCCTTCAACGCGGGGTAATCGATGCCACCGGGAGAAGCCAGCAAGAAGTCATGGGCCGAGCGGGTGCCCGAGGGTTACGTTTCGCTCCGGAAAGCCGCTCGGATCCTTGGACGTATGGACAGCGTAGTGCGCAAGCGGGCCATTGAGCTTGACTGTATCAAGATGCAGGGCAAGGGTCAGCCGGCGTTGATCCGCATCGCGGACCTTGAGGTGCTCAAGGAAATGCTCGCAAGTGTCAGAAAGATCAAGAAGGTCAAGGATCCCGAGTCGAAGAAGCAGCCCGAGCCTCCCAGGTGGGTCGAGCCGATCTTGGTCCCCGCCAAGCCGGACCCCCAGACCGAGCTTGAGCAAACCGTCCGCAAGCTCATCCATCTGTGCGAGAAGCTCGATATCGAGAGCTTGACCATCCAGGACGGCAAGGCTGAGATCGTGCGTACCGTGACCGTAACCAAGCAGGAGACCATCAACAAATGACCGCAACTGAAACCGAGCAAGATCTGATGAAGGAAGCACAGCAGCGGGTACATGCCGACCTCAACGGCATCTCCGACAAGAAGCTCGAAGAACTGCGTAAGAACGACAACGGTGGAGAGCTTTGCATGGTGTGCAAGCGTAAGGGTTGCCGTATCGGCCCAATGGGGAGAGGATGATCAAGGTAAAAACCGAGATTAGCTCGATCGATGTAGAGGCGCTTTGCGACTGGCTCGCGGAGCACTTTACTGCCGGACAGTCGATCTTCATGTGCCTGCATTTGTCCGCCATGCTCTACAAGGCGGTCAACAAGGAGCATGCCAACCTGCCTGAGTTCCGCGACTTCGCTACTCAGGCGTTCGAGAAAGCCTCTGGAGATGGGATCATTCTAGATGCCGACATTGAAAGTAAGTCTTAACAACGAGCAGATGAAGGCGCTTCAGGACCATGCTAAGGCCAAGGGTCGACCCCCAGAAGAAGACCTAGTTCGGGTCTGGTGGGGCCGCACCCGCGCCCTTCTCGACTACGCCGGGAAGCTCAAGCAGGGCGACGCCACCTTCCGCCCCTACGCGCCCAAGCTGCTCCCCGACGAGGAGCGGGAGCGGCTGAAGAAGCTGGCGGATGCCAAGGGGATCGCCACCGTCAAGAAGCCCAGACCCGCCCCCAAGAAGCAGCTTGCCAGGATCAAGGAAGCGGCCAAGAAGGGACGGCCCATCGCCGACTACGATTCGCCCGGAGCGGCGCTGGCCAAGGCCAAGGGAGCTGTGAAGGTGCTCAAGGCAGCGGGAGGTGACAAGGAAGGACGGAGGACCAAATGAACGCTTGGACTCCGGGGCCGTGGAGCATCTCTCCGTGCACACTGGAGACGAGGGCTGGGCAGCCGTTCTGCGGCAAATATTACGTGGATGGGCCGCACTGCTCTGACGGCCGCTTCAACGAACCCGATGCAAGGTTGATCGCACAAGCTCCAGCGATGGCGGAGATTCTGTTGATGCTAGTTGATGCGTACGATGAGTCTACAGCTGCGATTACGTGGCGGCATGGCCAAATCGAGAAAGTACGCGATCTCGCACGTATTACTTTGAAACAGGCGGGTGTCAAATGAAGGCCATCACCGAGGAGATGGGTATTCACAAAGAGTGGTACGAGCAGGGTCCATTTGCGACGGCAAGGTGCCGTTCGGCTACACGGTGAAGGAGGAGCGATGACCAAAGAACACAAGCAGACCCTCATCGATCTAGCACGGGCCATGTACCGCTTTCGCAAGCAGGGTCGCGCCCGACGAGCTAGCGACATGCAGCTTGACTGGATCATGGCGGTGATGAACGCAGCAATTTGCTCCGCCATCGACGGACAGTTCAGCGAGGAGCAGTTCATGCAGTCCGTGATCGATACCGCTTCGCAAGCCGAAGCTCAGATGCCGAGGGCATAGATGAACAATATCGATCTGGCGGAGCGACTGCGTGCTTTGCGGACCCGGAAGGGCTATACACTTCTCATGGTGGCAGAGGCGACCGGGCTGTCGGAAGCCTATATTTCCATGCTGGAGACGGGTATTCGCGTTCCGTCCCTCTCGACCTTGCAAGCTCTCGCCAAGGTGTTCGGGGTGAAACCGGGTAAGCTACTGGAGGGTTGAACCGGGTCGCGTGAAGTGCTAGGTCCACCAAGCCCTTTAACCGGAGAAAGGGTCTGATGGCGCTCCGTCGCGTGAAAGAGGGGGAACGGAAGTCAGTACGACAACTGGCACGGGAGAAATGGACCGCGAGTGGGCTGTCCGATAGACAAGCGAGGAAGCTGGGGCTAGTCGCCCTCACCGGGGAGCAGACGCAAGCGCTCGGAGTCAATTTCCATCCTGTCGGATCGTTACGGATCCCATACTTCGACTTCCAGGGTAAGCAAACTTCTTTCTTCCGCATTCGGTACTTAGAATCTCTACCGGGGTTCGCCGGTGCAGTAGAGAAGCCGCAGCGCTACGCGCAAGAAGTGAGGACGTTGAATGAAGTGTATCTGCCCCCGTTGCTCGACGTGCCATGGGAGCAAGTCGCTGACGATCTGGAAGCGTCAATCGTCATCACTGAGGGGGAGCTTAAAGCGGCGGCGGGTTGCACGGCGGGACTGGCGACGATTGGGCTGGGTGGCGTGGACGTTTGGCGTAGCAGCAAGCGTGGGATCGACTTCCTTCCTGGTCTGGCTCGCATCGGATGGGAGGGTCGTGAGGTGGTGGTCATCTTTGACTCCGATCTCACTACCAAGCCTGAGGTCATACGTGCGCAGCGGACTCTTGCCGGAGCGTTGCTCGAACGAGGAGCTAGAGTACGTCTGGGGACAATTCCACCAGGATCCAACAACGCAAAGCAAGGGCTTGACGATTATCTGGTGGCCCACGGCGCAGACAAGCTCAAAGAATTGATCGCAAAAGCAATTCCCTACCCGGAGGGCAACGCGCTCTGGGAGATGAACGAGGAGGTGCTTTTCATCCACAATCCTGGTGTAGTGCTAGAGCGTTCTACCGGGCACTGGATCGATCCGCAGAAGTTCGTCCACGCTCTCTATGCCAACCGGCACTACTTGGAGACCTCGATCAAGAAAGGTCAAATCTCCATGATAAAGAAGCCCCTCGCTAAGCATTGGCTAGAATGGGAGCACCGGGCCGAGGTCAGCCAGATGGTCTATGCGCCGGGTAAGCCGGTCGAGTACGAAGGCAAGTGGAACGTCTGGCCGGGGTGGGGTTGCGAGCCCAAGCGAGGAAGCATCGGTCCCTGGACCTGGCTCCTCGATTTCCTCTTCAAGAACGATCTGAAGACCAGGGAGTGGTTTGAAAAGTGGTGCGCCTACCCCATCCAGCATCCCGGCGCCAAGCTCTTTACCGCTAGCGTGCTCTGGTCACGTGAGCAACGAGTGGGTAAGACCTTGATCGCCTATACCCTGGCGGGTATCTATGGCAAGAACTTCATCGAGATAAAGAACAAAGATCTGAAAGGGAGCTTCAACTCCTGGGCGCGCAATCGGCAATTCGTCTACGAGGATGAAATCACCGGCGGCGATGCGCGGGTGGATGCCGACTTCCTCAAAGGGATGATCACACAGAAGTACGTCACCATCCGGGAGAAGTACCTCCCTGACTATGTGACCGAGGATTGCATGAACCACTATTTCTCCTCCAACCATCCCGATGCAATCTTCCTGGAGGATAGGGACGGCCGGTTCATGATCCATGAGGTCCTTGGCAAGCCCGCCGAGCGCAGCAAGTACGAGCAGTTCGGCAAGTGGCTTGCCAACGGGGGGCCTGCCCATCTCTTCCGTCACTTGCTCGACCTGAACTTGAAGGGCTTCAATCCCCATGAGAAGGCCCCCCTCACCCCTGGCAAGCTCAGCATGATCAACCTGAGCAAGAACGAAGCGGGGGTATGGGTGCAGCTATTGCAAGAGAATCCGGTCGCTGCCCTCTCTCCGCTCGGGCAGGACGTTGCTAGCGGATGTGACCTTTTTACCCCGACACATCTAGTGAGGGCGTTCAACGCCGACAATCAAAGACGGTCCAGCCCCACCGCTATCGGGCGGGCCTTGGCAAGCGCGGGCTTCCGCCAGTTGAACCACGGCATTCCCATCATGACCGACAAGGGACTGTGCCGCATCTACGCCATTCGCAATCAGATCAGATGGGAGCAGTCAGACCTGGACGAGATACGCGAGCACTTCAACCGCTGGTGGACGGTGGACGCGGATAGGAAGCTATGACCAACGAGCAAATCGCTGAACTGCGCAGGCTAGAAGCAAATGCTGCCCCTGCTCCATGGGTCGTCGGAGATGAGTGGGAGATCACGTTCTACGCCAAGCCAGAGAATGACTACCAGCGCGAACGGTCTGTCGGAAAACCCGGTTACCCAGAGGCAGTCGTGCAAGGGGGCGAGCAACGTGGGGATCCGGCCGTAAGCGATGAGGACGCGGCGTTCATAGCAGCCGCGCGCAATGCGCTGCCTCGGCTCCTCGATGAACGTGAAGCGCTGATCCAAGCACTTCAGACCATGGCAACACACCTACGTAGAAGTATCGACTCTGGTGGAGGTCCGACAGATGGGTGCCACCATGACTGGGAAAATGGAGAGTGCCTGACCTGGATGGAGAAGTTTGCGGGGGATGCTCTCTGGAAGACGAGAATGCCATGAGCGCCAACGACACCCAGATAGGTGGCAAGCACTACGTCACCCAGCAGATCCAGTGCTGGGACTACGTGCACCGCAATGGCATCGGCTTTTTGGCTGGCTGTGTCATCAAGTACGTGAGTCGCTACAAGACCAAGAACGGCGTTGAAGACCTGAAGAAAGCGCGGCATTTTCTCGATAAGCTGATCGAGGAGGAAGAGCGTGACTTACTGCCCCGTATGTCAGAAGCCGGAACCGCCGCTGGACTGCAATCGTCAGGCGCTTCCCGGTGAGTGCAATCGGAACACCGCGACTGGATTAATCAACTGCTATCGCTTGGGATACGAGCGACTTGACAACAAACTGCGAGAGATAGTATCTCTTGCGCTTGAAAGGAGGGAGCATGGCGCTCTCACTGGACACGGCAACGGAGAAGGTGGTCAGGCAGTACGGCAAGCAGCGGGGCCTGGAGGCGAAGGACGCGGCCAAGCGTCTGATCGAGGTGGCGGTCGGGCGACTGGCGGCGCTCAAGAAGTACGCAACCAAGATGGCGGTCAAGCCCGGCAAGGGAAAGAAGGGAAAGGCCAAGAAGGCCGGGCGGAAAAGCGGCGGTAGGCCCGCGCTCAAGAAGGCAGCGTAGGACGATCATGGACCTGGCTTTGGAGGCGCAGCGGGTAGCCGATAAGAACACGCGGTATTGGCTGGGTGTCCTGACACGTGACAACCCGCTGCTCCAAGACAAGCCATGGAAGGAATCAGAGGTGCGACTTGGGTAACTTCGACTCATACGATCCCCTGGTGAAGAGTCTTGGCCTACCGGGTCAAGGTTACGACTGGGGGAACGTATTCGCCTATGGCGGTGCGCCGGTCTGGGTCGGGGAACTACCTCCTACCGAGAAGGTCGCAGGCTTCAATCTGGACGACGTGGCTTGCATCGACAAGGCGGAGGCGGTCGAAAGTGAGAACGAAGGCAATAGCTGGCTCGCCTTCGGCTTGCTCAAGGACGGGCGCTGGTTCTTCATCACCGCCGGGTGCGACTACACCGGCTGGGGTTGACGAGAGAGCGGGGATTCCCGCGTCGCGCGGTCGCGTGACGAGATCATCAAGTACGGTCTGACGGCGAATGATCGGGTAAGGCTGGGTGTGGCGTTGGAAGGGGATGAGCCGGTATGAGCCCCTTCTACGTTCGTTGTGAGCGCTGTGGCCGTTTCGATATAGCGCAAAGCTACGGCGGCACGCCGCACATCCCGGAGGGATGGCGCTATCTCGTCCTTGATCCATACACGTCCAATCAAGCAAGCAGGGACGTATTCATTCTGTGCAAAGGGTGCACCGCCGATGTATGGGACCCGATCCAACGTGAAATGAAGTTCAGTCTACCGAGAGGCTAATGGCTAAATCCGAGAGCGCACTACCGAAGTCGTGGCAACCGAAGAAGTACCCCAAGAAACTGGGCGATTGCATCGATCTGGTGTTCAAGGCGCACCAGAAGCGCATGGCGATGCAGCGGGACCTGGAGGCGCTGGAGCAAGAGGAGCGACAGGCCAAGGAGTTCATCATCCAGACCTTCCAGAAGCAGGAGATCGAGGGAGCCCGTGGCAAGCTGGGCTCCATCTCCATCCGTGAGAAGGACGTACCCAAAGTCACCGACTGGGACAAATTCTATTCTCATATTCAGAGAACAGGCGACTTCGATCTGCTCCAGCGCAGGCCGGGAGAAGCCGCTTGCCAGGCCCGCTGGGAGGATGGCAAGGAGATCCCTGGAGTAGAGAAGTTCCATAAGCTCGACGTAACCCTCAACGAGGTCAAGTGACACATGGCTAAGGACAAGATCGCAACCCGCAAGCCGCAAGAACTGGCCCCCTACGAACAGGAGTTGATGAACGAAGCTCGCGACGAGCGGGCCAAGGAGACCCTGGGAGTCCCGCGCATCACCCACCGGGGAGGGGTCATCCAGATCGACGGCAAGCAGGTACAGGGCAACCGGCTCAAGCTGGCGGTCATCGACTACATCTTCGAGAAGACCTACTTCGAGGGCAAGTTTGATCCCACCAAGCCCGCTACTCCCGACTGCTATGCCTTCGGCACCGAAGAGAAGAGCATGGTGGCCCACGAGGCAGCCCCCCACAAGCAGAACCTCAAACCGGACGGCACTTCTCCCTGCATCGATTGCAAGTGGAACAAGTTCAACACCGCTGAGATCGGGCGAGGGAAACGCTGCAAGGACTACCGGCGACTCCTGGTCATCTCCCCGCTGCTCGGGCAGGATGGGCTCCCCCGCAACGGGGACCTCCAGAAGGCAGAGAAGCGCCAGCTTCAGATCCCCCCGGCCAGCTTGAAGAACTGGGGGAACTATCTTAGCTCGCTGCCCGAGCGGACTCGCACCGGCAATGTCCGCGAGATGATCATGGAAGTGAGCGCCCAGCCGCTCAAGAACGGCGGACACGGGCTCACCTTCGAGCCGGTGGCCCCGGTCTCGGCGGAAACGCTCCAGGGGATCATGGCGCTGCGCAAGCAGTCGCAGGGGGTGCTCACCCAACCCTGGCCCAACATCGAGACCGAGGGAGCACCGGAGCCACCCAAGCGGAGCGCGAAGAGCAACCGGAAGCTGGATTGACCAAGCCGTCTAGCGGCTGGTCAGGGCTGGCAGACCCCGAGATAGTCTGCCACTCTTTGCTGGGGAGCCTAATGATGGAAGATATTTGCACGATCTGTGGGCGCAAGATGATACCAGGCATCACTGTGTCAGGAACGTTGGAGTGCTACCGCTTCGGGTATGAACGCAGTCAGGCAGCCCTTGCCGCCGCGAACGCCAGAGCGGAGAAAGCGGAAGCGCACCGCGACAGACTTCGAGACGCCGTACTGGCTGGCATCGCGATCCACGGCGAGCCGTGCAGCAGGGGCGAGGAATGCAGGTTCGTCAAGAATAGCCGCGGCGCCCTCGCCGCTCCTGCGGACGCGAAGGAGGGGAAGTGATCCGACTCTGGCCATCGAAGTGCGAATGGTGCGGCTTCACCTGCTGGAAGTGGCAGCGGATGGTGCACCACATCGCTGAGTGGCACACGCATTCCAGGGGGGCCAGGCCATGACCCCGCGCGCACCGGACTTCGAGGCGAAGGCGCGGGAGCTTCTCGACGCCATCAACGACGGGCCGAATGATCGCCTAGGCAGAATCGCCGCCGCCCTGGCCGCCCAGCATGACGCGGCGCTAGAGCGGGCAGCGCACGAAGCGCGAGAGCACGGAGACGGTCTCTCCGGTGAGGAACTAGCCGAGGCGATCCTCGATCTGGGAAGCAAGAAGGACGTGATGATCTGCGGTCCGTATTGCCCTGGGCATCCGCCGGAATCCTCCCCCTCGGAGCCGCCGCCTGAGCCGGAAGAGGAAGAGGGCACCGACATGCGCGACGCCGGTGAAGGTGCGCCGCGCGAAGTGTTGGAGGCCGAGGATCCCGCGCCGCCCGCAGCGGAGACGGGGAAGGCGCCGCTGTCGGCGATCACCTACGTCAACGCCGAGCAATGGGCCGCAGCCGGACAGCCGCCGCTGGACCACGACGACAAGAAGCCGCGCGAGCCGGGTTGCCAATGCCATCAGGAGGAAGGCGATTCCGCGTGCGCCGTCCACGACCCGCCCGCGCCGGAGCGCCGCGTAAGCGCAGAGGAGCCGCACACCGAGATGAATCTCAACGACTCCGTGTGGGTCCGAGTAACGGCCCTCGGGGAGGGAGTCTACAAGCAGCACTGGCGAAAGCTGGGCATTGATCCTTCGCCGCCGCTGGAGCGCGATGCGAAGGGCTGGACGAAGTTCCAACTCTGGGAGTTGGCGCACATCTTCGGCTCGGCGCTGTGGAACGGCGGAGAGATGCCGGTCGAGACGACGATCAGGCTTGCCGCCCCCGCTCCCGACGCGGCGCTGCGCGCGAGGGCCGAGGCGGCGGACTTCGCAACCGCATCGCTTGAGGATCCCAAAGTGGCGGCTGCCGCCTACGTCGAGGCAATGGATCAGTGGGTGAAAGCAGAGGCACGCGCCGAGGCAGCGGAGAAGGAGCGGGACGCGCTGCGGGCCGAGAAGAACGGCGCATACGCCGAGCGCAATCAGTGCGTCGCGCTCCTCGTTCGGATGGCTCTCGCTCTCGGATGGCGCGCGGGAGTCCGCGACCACGAGGACAAGCCCGGCGAGACTTGGGAGCCGGACTGGCGCAGCTTGGTCTGCATCGACCTACCGACCGGGCAAGTATCGTGGCACTTCCACGACAGCGAGAAGCACCTCCTCGCGGGGCTGCCCGAGTACACAGGATCTTGGGACGGCCACGACACGTCCGAGAAGTATCGCCGCGTGAATGCCGCCCTCGCCTCCCCGGCGCCGCAAGCGGCGGACCCGCGCGACGCGAGGGAGGACGAATTAAGATCAAGGCTCTTTCACCTCGCAGCGGGTTTTCGTCAGGGCGGGTTCACCGCTCAGGCCGAAATACTGGAGGGGACGATTCGCGGGGCGGATCTCGGTAAGCCAATCGTGGCCTTGTTGGCGGAAGAGCGCGACGCAGCAGAGAGGAAGCTAAGGCAGACAGTGGAGACGATCCGAACCCTGGATCTAGACCACCTCGGAGCTTTCTACGGGTCTGCGGAATGCGTGCGCAGAGCGATTCTTGACAGGTTAGAGCAGGGTGAGTCGTGGCGGCATCCATGCGCTTGCGAGAAGCACGCCGCCCTGCGCTCTCCGGAGCCCGCGAAATGAAATGCGAGAAGGCTGGATGCCGAGCGGTGACGCAAGGCTACGAACTGTTCGACTACTGCACGAAGTGCGGACGGAACCTCTGCGCGGATCACATGGCGACGGGGTGCTGCGGGTCTGTTCCTGCTCTGTCGGGGATGGCCGAATCGGATGAGTCTCCGGAGCCCGCGCGGAAGAAGGAAGGGGAGTAGACCATGGAAAACGAGAAGCAGGACAAGCCGGAAGAGAAGCCGGAACAGAAAACGACTGAGCAACTAGAGCGAGAGCAGCAGCGCGAATTGGAAAAGGACCCGGAGTACGAGCGCATCGTTCGTGGTGGGACGTTCGGGACCGGCTGGAAAGCAGATCTCGGGGAATGATGCCCGCGCCCGCCGAGGAGCCTCCCAAATGAGTGCCTATCCGAGATGCATGGGGTGCAAGCAAGACCTCGTTCCTGACGATGGAGAACTGTGCGGCATCTGCGCTCAAGCCGAGATCGCCGCCGCCGAAGCTCGCGGACGCAAGCAGGGCGACGCGGAAGGATTCAGGAGAGGCGTCGAGGAGGCGGCGAAGGCGGGCAGGGCGCTGCTAGCTCAAGAAGAGCGACATGCCGCAGCGGCAGAGGGGCGAGCCGAGCGCACAAAGTATCTCGGGGATGCCTTGGCCGGACAAGACTGCCGCTCAGCGGCTCGCGGCATCAAGGAATTTATAGACCGCATTGCACACCTCGCTCCGCGCGAGGCGAAGGAGGATCCGACGTGAAACCGACCGCGAAATGGACCGACGACTGCCAAGGCAAGAAGGACTACGACGGTAGCCTGATCGATATCAGCACTCGCTACTGGCCGCGCGGCGGCGGCTTTAGCGTCCTGACGGCAGAACGGCAATGGCTGGGGAACGAGGCCCGCCCAGATGTTCGGCCGTCTGCGAGCGCGAGCTTGCTCTTGCGGTACATCGACGACGGCGGAGACGAAGACTACATCGATCTCGTTGAGCAGAGCTTCGAAGCTGAGACGCAGGAGGAAGTGCAGCGCGCCGTCGAGGCGTGGGTGCAGGCGAAGTTCGACGAGGTGTCCACGCTCCTGCGCGAGCACTTCCGCACTCCGGTCAAGCCATGAGCAACGAGTCCGAGGCGCGCGAGGTGCCCAACGTGATCGCTGAATTACACGGAGACCACCTGAACATCACATGCCCGTATTGCGGAAAGATCCACACGCACGGACTCGGGTACGGGCACCGGGTAGCCCATTGCGATAAACCCATGAGGGATAACAGCATGGGCTACAACCTGGTTCCTCCAGGCTTGGTTCCGGTGGATCGGGTTGCCATCTCACTCCCTCTCGCGCAGCGCATCCTCGCGGCGCTGGAGGAGCAACGAAATCGCTGTATGGATTCCGGCAGGCCAGCCAGCGCTAAGCATCTCCACGCCCTCGCCAGAGAGCTGCGGGAGGTCTTGCCGAAATGATCGTAATCGACTTTGAAACCAAAGGCATCGAACCACGTCCTGACTATCCACCTGAGCCAGTCGGGGTGGCAATCCGCCGTCCAGGACACAAGGCCAGATACCTCACGGATAGAGACCAGATCAAGAAAGAACTTCAAGGTATCTGGCACTCCAGGGAAGAACTTCTCTTCCACAACGCCAAGTTCGATCTAGATGTGGCCGGGACTCACTTCGGGCTCAAACCGCTTCCCTGGGACCGAGTGCACGACACCCTCTTCATCCTCTTCCTCCTCGACCCCCATGCCGATTCGCTGGGTCTTAAAGAGAGTGCCGAGCGCTACCTGGGACAAGCGCCAACGGAGCGTGACGCGGTTCGCGATTGGCTCATTGATCATCACATTATCGGCAAGAACGCATCCAAGGAAGAGTACGGGAGAAATATATGGAGAGCCCCACCGTCTGTGGTTGGACCTTACGCTTGCGGGGACGTGGATCGGACGCTGGCGCTGTTTCGTCTCCTTTACCCCAAGCTCGATAAGGGCATGCGTCAAGCGTATGACCGGGAGCGTAGACTCCTCCCCCTGATGCTGGACAATGAGCGGCAAGGGCTCCGGGTAGACTGTGACCGACTAGAGAAAGATCTAAAGAAGTATGAGCGCACCCTCCTCCAATGCGAGGATTGGCTGCGCAAGAAGCTCAAGAACAAGAACCTCAACTTCGACACCGACCAGGAGATTGGAGATGCGCTCTACCGGACTAAGATCGTTACGGATTGGGTTTGGACGAAAGGTGGAAAAAATCGTCCTCCTCAGCGCAGCGTGGCCAAGGACAATCTAGGACCGGAGCGGTTCAACGATCCAGAGGTAGCCTCCAAGCTCGGCTACCGCACTCGACTTCATACGGTCCTCGCAAATTCGATGCGCCCCTGGCTCGCACAGGCTTCGCAAACCGGAGGCTTCATCTTCACCGAATGGAACCAGGTCCGGCATCATGAGCGGGGGAAGAACTCGAAAGGCACGCGCACCGGACGGATCTCGTGTTCGCGGTTCATGAACGTCACCAAGAACTTCCTCAACAAAGGTGACGGATATGTCCCTCCCAAAGATCTGCCCGAGCTCCCCTTGGTGCGCAAGTATGTCTACCCCGATAAAGGGCACGTCTGGAACCACCGCGATTTCCACCAGCAGGAGTTTAGGATCCTAGGGCACTTCGAGGATGGGGACCTCAAGGAAGCCTACCAGCGCAACCCGCGCATCGATTACCATGAGAACGCCCGCTCTCTCCTGGATGGAGACCTTCGGAATGTCGATCGCGTAATAGTCAAGAACTTCAACTTCGGCATCCTCTACGGGGAGGGTGTGGACCTGCTCATGGTCAAGACCAAGCGCGATCGACCCTGGGTGGTCAAGTTCCGCAACGCCATCAAAGCCGCGACCCCTGGCGTCGATGCGCTCAACGAGGAATTGAAGCGCCGGGGTCGGATGGGGGAGCCAATTCGCACCTGGGGAGGGCGACTCTACTACTGCGAGCCTCCGGCGGTGGCCAAGAAAGGCCCGCGCAAGGGTGAGCTAATCACCTTCGAGTACAAGCTGCTCAACTACTTGATCCAGGGCTCGGCAGCGGACGTGACCAAAGAAGCCATCATCCGCTACCATGAGGTGCGGAGGGAGAGCCGGATGCTGGTCACCATCCACGATGAAATCAATATCTCGGCCCCCAAGAAGTGCGTGGATCGTGAAGACAAGCTCCTGGCCAAAGCCATGGAGAGCGTTGAGCTTGACGTGCCGATGTTGACCGATAGGAAAATCGGCCCCACCTGGGGAGAACTGGAGAAGATCGATGAAGGTGTACGTGCTCATCGGGTTGCGTGACGGGTTTCCCTACGAAGATCCTGGTGCTGAAGAGTTCATCTCGGTGCACGCTACGCGCTGCTCGGCGGACGAAACGGCACGGGCAGCGTACATCAAAGACGGTCCCCCACACGGTGAGTATCGTCTCAATGAGCACACTTATGATGACTTCGAGATCCGCGAAGTGGAGGTCCAGGAATGAAGATGGTCCCCATCGTCGGCTGGTCCCCCACCAAGCTCTTCGCCTATGAGGAGTGCCCGCTGCGCGCGCAGCTTCAGTACGCACAGAAGCTTTGCCCGCTCTGCTTCCGTGGACATACTCAAGGCGGCTTCGACGGAGTAGCGGAGAACTGTACCTCCTGTCATCAAATGATCGTGAAGGCAGAAGCGCTTACTCGGGGCATCCGCATCGGCCTGAACCTAGAGCGCTTCATCCTCGGCTTGGACAAGACCCTCGACCCCGATATCAAGAACAAAGACGTTATCAAGATCGCCAAGCAACTGCGCCGGGAAGCGCACAAACCCGGCAAGGTGCGCCCCGAGTACCAGGTGACGCTCGACAAGACCTGGCACCCGATCGATAAGTACACCAAGAACGCCTGGTTCCGTGGCAAGCTCGACGTGCTCCGGTTCCTCTCTCCAGGGGAGGTCCAGGTACTCGACTGGAAAACGGGCGGCATCGGCAAGGATGGCCAGATCCGGGAGAACGACAAATATGATGACCAGCTTCACATCTACGGGGTAGCCGCGCTCTGCGCTCTGTCGGAGGTGAACGTCGCCAGCGCCGCGCTCATCTTCGTGGATGCTCCCCCCGAGATCGGTCCAGTTCTCAAGCGCGACGGCTCCGGCGTGACCAGGGAAGACCTAGAGAGTGCTCAGAGAAAGTGGGAGCACCGGGTCTCAGCCATGTTCCGCGATCAGACCTTCGCCCCCCGTCCTGGCTTCTACTGTCGTTGGTGCCCGTACTCCAAGGAGAAGGAGGGGCCATGCCCCGTCGCCTGAAGCCCCTCGAATCCAGTATCCAGAGATCGGTCATCGAGTACGCCAAGAAGCGTGGCTGTCTGACCAAGAAGCTCTCCGTACAGGGGTCTATGGGCAACACCGGCTGGCCTGATTACATGATCATGCGGGCAGGGAGACTGTTCTTCATGGAATTCAAACGGCCGGGAGGGAAGCTCACTCCGCTGCAAGAACAGATCAGGTCGCTGATAAACAAGGAGCTATTCAACTACTACGTCGTTGACTCGACTGAGCAAGGGAAGAATATCATCGATCAGGAAACGATATGAAAATCCCTCTCTACCGTATCAGGGTCTTCCCCGCGCGTGACACCCAGCTTCATGCACCGGAGTCGCAGATCGGAGCAGAGCATCTGACCCTCGAAGAAGCCCTGGTGCTCGCCAAGCAGGAGGAAGCCAAGGGCTGGCGCACGGTCTCCATCGAGGTACAGAACTGGAAGGAACTGGTGTGAACTGGACTCCCCACCCCTACCAGAAACGCGGAATCAAGTTCATCATCGAGCGTGCCTGCGCGGCACTCCTATGGGACCCCGGCCTGGGTAAGACCACCACCATGCTCGCCGCCTTCAAGATTCTCAAGGCGCGGGGCATGGTCAAGCGCATGCTCGTAATCACACCCCTCCGCCCTGCCTACTCGGTGTGGCCGGGGGAAGCCAAGAAGTGGACGGAGTTCAACGTCCTCAAGGTGAACGTTCTGCACGGCCCCGAGAAGGATGCACGGCTAAGGGAGGGCGCGGACGTTGACGTGGTGAACCCCGAGGGTCTAGCCTGGCTGTTCTCCACCATCGATGGGAAGAACTGGCCCTGGGATGTGATCTGTGTTGACGAATCGACCCGGTTCAAGCACACCAACACGCAGCGGTTCAAGCTCCTCCGTCCGCACCTGGATAGATTCAAGCGTCGTTACATCCTTACGGGAAGTCCGGCTCCCAACGGGTTGCTCGATCTATTTGGTCAGGTCTACATACTGGACCTTGGAAATGCGCTGGGACGGTACATCACGCATTTCCGCTTGGCATACTTCGATCAAACTGGCTATGGCGGATATCAGTGGGTGCCGAAGTCTGATGCCGAGGCGCGCATCTACAAGAAGCTGGCTCCGCTGGCGTCGCGACTGGCGGCGGAGGATTACCTGGATCTCCCCCCGCTCATCTTCAATCGTGTTGAAGTCACGCTTCCTGACGCGGCAATGAAGGTCTACAAGCAGATGGAGACCTTGCTCGTCGCCAGCTTGAAGGAAGAAAAGGTCCTGGCTGCCAACGCGGCCGCAGCCACCAACAAGTGCAGGCAGATCGCCAATGGAGGTCTCTATGGACAAGTCAACTCTGATGTGGATTCTAGGAATGGCGATGGGGGCGAACGTGTCGTACATCATCTTCATGATGCAAAGGTTGATGCAGTTGAGGAGATCATCGAAGAACTGCAAGGGAAGCCTGCCCTCGTTGCGTATGAGTACGACCACGACCGAGACCGTCTACTCGCTCGATTTGGGATGGACACCCCTTGGATCGGTGGAGGAGTCACAAGTAAGAGATTTCATGAGATCGAGAATGAATGGAATGCTGGACGGATACCTATCCTTCTGGCTCAGCCAGCTTCGGTCGCCCATGGGCTCAACCTGCAAGGCACGAGTGCTGCTGTCGTTGAAATGGGACTCACCTGGAACCTCGAAGATCGAGAGCAGTTCATCAAGCGCGTCTGGCGACAAGGACAGAAAGAGGCTGTCGTAGTTCACTCCATCGTCGCCAAAGGGACCATCGATGAAGTGGTAATGCGGGCTCTGGCTCGTAAGGATCGGACGCAGAGAGCGCTGCTCGATGCACTGAAGGAGACGTTTGAATGACCCCCGAAGAAGCCAAGCGCTTCATCAATCATCGCATCTCCATCGGAGAAGGCGGACTACGCGCGCTCGGGCTCAAGATTGATTGTGACTATGACTCAAGCTCGTTCGCCATCCACCTGCACTTCAAGAAGGTGCCGCATCGTGACACCGGGTCGGTGAGCGGGGGCCTGAATTTCAATGAGACCGTCAATCTCTACATGGTGGAGCACTGGACGGAAAAGTACCTGCTCCACTACCTGCATCGTCTGATCCGCGACGCTATCACTCATGAGCTAGACGAGAGCCTTCTCCTGGACGGGAAGCGAGTGTTCGACCCCCACCTTGGTAACGCAGAGCGTCAAGAAATGCTGGCCGGAATGCTCCGGGGAGTGACCCTCAGGAATGCCCCTTAAACGGCCGGAAACGGCCCGTCCTGCAACGTTGAGGTCAAAAGCGCACACCGGCTCCGACCTGGCCCTGGAACGCTCCTGGCAAGGCCAGCGCTGAAGCCTGCATGTCCACCGTCCAGCCGACCAAGGGGAGCCGTAGCGGGGGGAAGAGGATACCCACCCCCGGCCCGCAGCCACGGGCGGTGGAGCAAGCCCCGAGCGCGAGCGCTCCCCAGCGCGGAGCGGGCTTGGACTCCAGGAGATTCGTGTCCGATAGAGGCGAGGAGAACTTGGCGCGAGCTAGACGCTCGCGTGGGAGTGGAGTCTCCCGATAAGCCTCCGCCGTTCCTACGATCAGGTAGTTCCCCGCACTCGTTGCCAGCCCAAGCTCCTCCACCGAGAAGCTGACTGTCCCGGAGTAGGGAAGCGCACATGCCTCCTCCAAGCGTCCCGGATCAGGGGGAGTCGTCGGCACGACCGGAGGAGACTCATGCCTGGGCTCCACCCTGACCGGGACTGTTTTCAGCACGGCGCTACCCACTGGCTTTGCCCCAGGGGCGGCAGCGCGTGCTTGTTGGTAGGCAGCCTTCAGGTCTTCGTTCTCCTTGAGAAGAGAATCGATATCCTGACTCAAAGCGCGCTTGCTCTCCTGGTCCGCTACGATCTGACCCTTGAGGGCAAGCTGGGCCGCTTCGGCGCTGCGCTCAGCAGCCAGCCGTGCCCGGTGCTCATGGGACCACATCCACGCCCAGCCACCGAGGACCATGAGCAGAGCACCGGCCCCGATCAATAGCTGCTTGGTCATACCGGAGGTGGGGTCCCGGAGGTCTGCGCCGCCTTGGCATTGGCGGTGTGCTCTACCGCGCTCTTACCCGCCAGCCAGAGCCCGAGCGAGGAAAGCCCCCCGATGACGGGCGGGAGGATGGCTGGCCCCTGCGCCGAGTTACGGCAGGCGAACAAGGCCAGGACCATCAAGGCTGCCAGGATCAGAAGACCGGTCCAGGTCCGCCACTGGGAGAGTTCGCGCTTAGGCAACGGCAAGGTCATGAGGTAGCTCCGCTACGACCAGGAGTGTGCGATCTGTAGACTCACTGAGAGTCACGCGCAGCGCATGCTCGGCTATGATACAGCCATGAGAAGCATCCCATAACTGGGGAGTGCGGTTGTCGCCGTGGATGCGGAAGAGGGAGCGGCCGAAGTTGTCACCGACGACGTGGGTGAGGTCGAGGACCAGGGGGCCAAGCTCGGTAGAGTCGCGGGCAGGCTCGATCTGGTAGACGCCGGGCGGAATAGGGCCGAGATGATGAACGATACAGGATGCCGGGTTGTTCCGATGCACGTCGTAGCCCGACCAAGCGGTGCCAGCGAGGTACGCCCCATCGAGGGCCATGTCGTACATCTTCCCGCTTATAATCTCATAGAGCCACACGTATCACTCCTTCGGCTCGTCGTCGTTCACCGGGGGGTGCGCTAGATCTGTTACGCGCCGCTTCTTCTCCATCTCCGCCCGCCGCCCCGCCTCGAAAGCGAAGTGCCAGGCAGCCTCCTCGCGGCGCTTGGCTTCCTTGGCCCATTCCTCCTGGAGCCGCTCCACGTTGCCGTTGGTGTTCTCGACCACCTTGGTCAAGGTCTCGTAGTTCTTGGCCGAGATCTGCCAGTTGTCCTTGGCCTGCTCGTGGACGACCTCGATCTTATCCTTGGCCGCTTTCGCTTCCTTCTGTGCCTTGCGAGAGATGACTGCGCCAACCGTCGTGACAAAGACGCTCAGGGTGCCGAAGGCACCGCTGATGATCGCGACGGTGACTACATCGCTCATGGCTTCCAGCCGCCCTTGTTCAACTCGGCGTTGATCTGGTCACGGATGGACATGAGCAGCGCGGCAGCGCTGTTGGGGTTCACACTCGGCTTGGAGGGGTCGAAGCCCGACGGGCTCGGAGCCGGAGCCAGGCTCAGGTCCCCGTCGGTAATCTCCACCCACGGGCCGTTGGGTCCACCGATGCAGACCGACCCAGGGGGGAGCCCGCCAGCGCGATAGTAGCCCCAGAGGATGTACTGGAACTCGCCAGCCGGGATGGTCGGTCCCTGGTACTGCCCGATGAGCTTGCCTGACAGCCGATCGATCCACTTGACGTAGCCGTCGTCCTTGCTCGACCATTTGACCACCAGACGGCGGGAGAGCCGGACGCCGGTCTGCATCGGCTCGCGGGCGAAGTAGTTGGTGGTCCCGCGCACGGCGAGGTGGATTTCGTCGTCGTGGCAGGTGATGCCGGAGAAGCGCGGCACGCTCAGGTTGGGGGGAGGGGTGTCCTGCGGATGGCCGAACTGGCCGATGACTGCCCATTCGTTCCGGGCCGAGTCGTGGCGGGGGAAGCCAGGGCGGAAGAAATAGTCCAGATCGTAGGTCTGGAGCTTCCCCTCACGGACATTGTAGGGGCTCTGGTACTTGAGTGT